ATGAAGATCAAGGACAAAGGTAAATCACTCTACGCGCTCTGCCTCAAATCCACCGGCGAGCCGTCCGTCCGGGTACATGGCCGGAGGATGTTTACCGAATCGCAGGCTGCCTACATCAACGAGGATATTCTCAAGAACGCCTCAGTTGAATGGAAGCCCATCGAGGAGGGCAAGGACGGGCGCGAGGCGCTGCGTCGATCTGCCAAGTAACTAGCAAGCAACTAACAAGTAACTATCAACCCTGAGCTGAGGCCTTCGTCGCGCATATCGCCGGCGAGGGCCTCACTCTGTTTACCACGCGGAGGATTCAATCAATGAATGGAATACCTGTCAGAATCGAACAACTTTTGCGCGATGGAAATCCGCCGCGCTGCCGCATGTCCACCTTTCTTCAATCTGGTTCAGAGACTGTTATCACGCAGCCCGGCAGCCCGAATGAAACCATCATCAGGAGCGAGACAGGCAAAGGCATCACGATTATCTTTGTCACGCCCGACCCGCTCAAGATAGACCTGCCAGCCAGCAGACCATCAACACCTGAAGTCGTAGCCGTCAAGGAATACAAAGAACTTCTGGCTGAAATCCGCGCGCGTGTGTTTGAAGCGCTCGATCAGCATGAGAAGGGGCCGGAGCATCAAGGGCAACCGTGCTGGTCTGAGAGGTGCAACTTCATCGCCTTCATGTGTCACTCGCTCGGCCTGAATCTCGAACATTTTTCAGTGATAGCTGAAGTGCTGGAAAGTTACGGCCACGATCATCACAAGCGGGAAGACGACGACGTGCTTGATGCGGAGGAGGTAGGAAGCGATGCTTAAACAAATCACAGGCCGTTGTAAGTTCTGCAACGCTCCCATTCGCTGGGCGCGCCACAAAACCACAGACAAGCCAAACCCGCTCAACCCGCAACCCGTCCTCGATGGCAACATCCTGCTCGACCCGCAGCGCAACGTCTACGAGCAGCTCACCGGCGATGACCTCAGCCTCGCACGAGAGAAAAGGATCAACCTGTTTCTCTCTCATGCCGCCACGTGCCAGCGTCAACCTCAGCGGGGCAGCGGTCGCACCTCCTACCCCGAAGAGATGCTGGCCTCCTGCTCCTCGCGCTCCGAGGCCGAAGACCTCAAGCGTGACATCAGTCAAAGGTTTCACCGTCCTCTCTATGTCGTCAACAAGCCGGAATACACCCTGCCTTTCCTCGTGATGATAGATGAAGACTTGTCCGCGCCGGCGCGCGCAGAGATCAGGCAGTTCGTTGTCGAGTGGAAGAAGGTGCAGGAGGAAAGAGGGGTGGCCGCGATATGAAAGAGAAGTTTCACATCATTTATGGACGGCGATGGTATGAGCGCGCCTGCTTCTTCATCCTCTAGCTGATCGCGTTGCCTTTCCTTTTTCTCACCATTCCTAAGCGCTGGCGGAAGTAACCTCCGGCAATCACACCACCACACAAACGACTCGCCCGTGTCCGGGTTTGGCGACTAAGACACGAGCGAGCCAACCATCAACCTCATTTCACCTTTTAGGAGACAAAGCAATGGTCTGGAAAACTGTATCACAGAAGCGAACGGGCATCTCCAAGCCGCGATATATCACCTGGCATCAACTGGTGGCATTCGTTCTCGGCATGGCGATGATGCTGTTCATCACATGGGGCTGGCACCAGAAGCTGCAACAGGATAAACGCGAATTAGTGGATGCGTTGAACTGGGCAGTCCAGCGAGGAGTCAGAGCAGAAGGATTGCTGATTCTTTGCCGCCAGCAACAACAAGCCAAACCTCAATAGCCAACCGGCTAAAGTTACTCACTCACACATTGAAGGAGAATCAGATGAAGCTCAAAGCTCTGTTAGCGATCTTACTGTGTGCGCTCGTTGTCAGCGCACAGGAAAAGCAACCAACCGTTCCATTAGCTCCTGCGGAGCGGGTCTGGAAAGACTCATTGATTCCAGACTGTTACGTGCGGTGCGAGTGCTACACCGACGCGAAAGGTGAGACGGTCTGCATTACGTATTTGGTTTGTGAGCAGGACTAAAGGTGATTAGTCCTCCACAACATCATACCTAACGAGAGAACATCTCTCATGTGTCTTATCGGGCGGCAGGGAAATCCTTGCCGCCCTTTTATTTTCTCTGATAGTATCGCGCGCGCCTTTATCCTCAAATAGACGGAAGGAAAGCCCGCCATGGACTTCATTGACCAACTCAACACACTTGCAGCTAAAGTTCCTAAACTCTGTGATGTATTGCAAACCGAAGAGGCGACAAAGAACGCTCTGGTAATGCCATTTATTAACTTACTGGGCTATGACATCTTCGATCCCACCGAAGTAATACCTGAGTTCATTGCCGATGTCGGAATAAAAAAGGGTGAAAAGGTTGATTATGCCATCAAGAAAGATGGTCAGATCATCATGCTTTTCGAGTGTAAACACTGTGGCGGCGATTTGAGCATCAAGCACGCCTCGCAACTGTTTCGCTATTTCACTGTCACGGACGCACGGATCGGCGTGCTGACAAATGGCGTGGTCTATCGCTTCTTCACCGATCTCGAAGCCCCGAATAAGATGGACGAGAAGCCATTTCTTGAAGTCAACATGCTCGACCTCAATGAAACGGTAGTCGCCGAACTGAAGAAGCTGACGAAGCCTGCCTTCAACCTGGATGAGTTGATGACTTCAGCAGGTGATCTAAAATATACCCGCGAGATTAAGAAGCTCATGGCCGAGCAGTTGGAAAATCCCTCAGATGAGTTTGTTAAATTCTTTGCGTCAAAGGTATTCGACGGGCCACTCACACCAACCCGGCGCGAGTATTTCTTCGGTATCACAAAGCACAGCTTTACTCAACTGGTGAATGATCGGATCAACGACCGCCTCAAGTCTGCAATGTCGGGTGTCGCTCTGCCTGATCCGGGTGCAGTTCAAGAGACAACACCGGAAGGAGGGGAAGATACCCGGCGAGATAGTATGATAGATACAACCGCTACGGAGCTTGAGGGTTTCTACGTCGTAAAATCTCTATTAAGGGACGTGGTTGATTTGAATCGTCTGGTTTACCGTGATACACAAAGCTATTTCGGCATCCTTCTCGACGACAATAACCGGAAGCCCATTGCCCGGCTCTACCTCAACCGCGCCCAGAAGTACATTGGCGTCTTCAACGAGCAGCGGAAAGAGGAGAGGATCGCTATCCAGGACTTAAATGATATTTATCAATTTGGCGATAAGATGCGCCGCGTCTTTGCTTTTTATGAGCAGGAGAAAAGCAGCGGCACATCTGAGGCTGAAAATGTAGCAGACGACCAGCCAGACGCCTGAGATTGGAAGTAGGCATAGCTTATTAAGATTGTCAGATGTAAAGGAGTCCTCACAATGAATCGTCTTGCATTGCAACTCAGCTTTATATTCATTCTTTGCTCCTGCATATTTGCCCAGGAGCCAGCCCGCCAGACAGTCGCCATTAACTTTAAGGACACAGCTAAAAAAGCCATTGTTGGCACGCTCGTCAGTTTGGATATGGCGCAGGTTTCGATTGAGACGGATGAGGTTCGCAAGCTTGGGCTGAAGATTGATCTACAACAGGTGGCAAGCATTATCTTCTTTGATATTCCCATCAGCGCAATGCCAGATAAGCCTATTCCTATAGTCAACGCGGACATAGTCACCTGCGGAACGATGTCTATAAAACGGCCAGAGCTTCGTGATCTTCGATTAGGAATGCACTTCGTTGAAGTAAAGGCATTAAAACCGACGCTTCGCTTTACTAATTATACAAGTGAAGTTGGCGAGCAGGCTGCCATTAGTTTCATTCCCGAAAAGGGCGCTCGCTCGATACGGTTAGGGTTTTTAGACAGTCGCCTAACGTCCATCAAAGTAAGTTACGATGGCTCTGTTCCCTGGAATAGTGAGCAAGAGTTTCTTGCACGAATAGCGGACGCCTTTGGTCTGCCCAAGACTTGGGATGGTTTACTAAAGTGCGAAGGTTTGAGCTTTGAAGCTGATTATAATTATGGGGTTTCGCCTGAAGTTCATTTGTATAGCCCAGATGCAGAACAAATAGTCAGGAAGCGTCGTGCCGATATTGAAGAGAAGAAGCGGCGAGAATTTAAGCCTTAAATTGTTGCAAAGGAGCCATTCCTGTTCAGCGGCATGACATTGCTCAACCGGCGCGAAGGGTGAACCGCTGTGCGTCGTGTACTGGGTCTGTGAGAAGGACTGAAGAAACTAATAGCGGGAGCAGAAGACGACGGCGTTCTTTGGCTCCCGCTATTTTTTATGTCTGCGGATTGGTTTCAACAAGATAAGGGTCTATTTGTATTACACGGTCTTTAATTTTGACATAACTTTCTTCCGGAGATAGCGGCGGCGGCAAGGCTTTGTCATCGGCTCTTAAGGTTTCGACGATCTTCCTTGGAGGTTGCATCGCTGAGGCCAAGACCCCAATACTTCCAAGTGCGCTAAAACTGCCTTGGTATAAAGAACCCCCCGGAATAACTTTAGTCACATATGTTCGGCAAATTGATATTTTAGGTCTTATCTCGACGACCTCGACCCTCACTTTTTCCCGATCTAGCACGTCAAGAACTTCACTGGTTTCAGGGTCTATTATTTCGAGAGGCTTCTCAGCCAGCACGGCGAACACCATTCCGAGCTTTACGCCCTTCTCTTGACCTATATTGATGGCTAATTCTCTTTCGTTGAGAATTTGTGCCACACGGCCCTCTAACATATCTTTCTTGGGTTTAATACTCATTATCCTCTCCGGTTTTTGGCAGCAATACTGCCACAGTATATGGAGGCGGGGGGAGCACTGTTACCCCAGCTCTGTGTATGTAACCTAACCACAAGGAATTTAATCTCCCAACACACCGCGCTCGGTATTCGGCACGGAGCGACTCCGTAACCTCAAAGGTGCCCATAACAGCTCCATCGCTTACATCAAATACTTTTAGATGATCACCAATACTCAACTTAACATTTCCAGTTTTTTTGATCACAATATATGGGATTTCTCTGTGATATAAAACTCTATCTATCTCGACTGTGCTACCTGCTGTAAGTTGCCGGGTCAGGTCCAAGATAATATTTTTTGATTCTTCCAGCTCTGCTACCTTTTGATTTGCTAACCGGTAAACGTCCCCATAGTACTGAAGCCTCCTGAATATCACTGCTACGGCTTGTGAATAATGGATGATTCCATTGATTATAAATGGCGAAACGATAACCGCCCCAAAGCTAATTAGGGTAATAATATCTTTGACTCACCATACCTTAAATGATATGGTGACTCTAGTATCTCATTTCCTGTATAGTCTGCCGCGCGGCGTGGTAAAATACCAGAGCGGAGGCGCACGATGGTTACGAAAAAGAAGCTCGCTAACAAGTCACCCAAGAAGTCTGGCAAGGCGCGTAATAGGATTCTAAAATCAGGTGAGCCGACATCTGCGCTGGTAAGAATTTCACAAGAGATTGAGACCGAACCTGACCGGAAAATCGGCCTCAAATATTTTGTTCCGCCTGAACTTGAATATCAGTACGCTGATAATCTCAATGTTACCCACACCGAGAACGAGTTTATAATTTCTTTCGTCCAACTACAGCATCCTCTTGTTGCAACTAATGAAGAGATGAAGGCAGTTGATACTGTCTACGGCAAGTGTGTGGCTCGACTCATTGTCTCACCCCGAAGGATGCCAGCGTTTATTGAAGCAATGAGTAAGAATTTCAATAGATATATGGAAGAACTAAAATCTAGCATGGAAGCGGAAGAGGGGGCGGAGAAATAATGCAAGATGAGGCTACAATTCGACAGCCCAACCGCTCCAATGGCAGAGGTGTTAGTTACGGCGAGCCGTCCCTAGCAGAAAAGGGCGTCTATGTTCTACGTCCTCATATCACGCGGAGGCAAACTGTCTTTATAGGAGAGGGCAGCATAAAAGTCGTAACGGAAGACCGGCAAGACTCAATCGCCACCCCAGAGAAAGAGATAAGGAAACAGTTCCGCGCTCTTGCTGCTAAGCTATGCAAAGAGCATCCGTCAATCAACATGAACCCAGAGGTTCTTAGGGGTGCGCCACGAATTGAAGGGACACGGCTGTCGGTTGGTACGATTCTGGCGAAGCTATACATTTACGGAAACATTCAAGCTCTCGTAGAAGCCTACGAGCCTCACCTGAGCGAAGAGCAAGTTAAGGAGGCTATTGCCTACGCTCAAGACTTCTTGGAGATAGCTTGTGGCTCAAACGAACCTTAAGGTCATGGTTGACGAAGACCTTCTTGATAAACGAACAATAGCCGCCCTTCGTAGTCTTGGCTCGGCAGTCAGCGTAAAAACGATAGAAGAGTGTAGCCTAGCTTTAGGGACTAAAGATAAAATCTTAGTTGCTGCCACGAAGCGAAAACGGCGAGTGCTATTGACCGCAAATTACAATGACATTAACGAGTCTCGCTATAAGCCATGTGGACATGGCGGCATCATTCTAATTGATCACCCAAGACCTTCACCCGAAGTTGTATGCGCTCGTTTGAAAGCTTTTTGTAGGTCTGGCAAGAGGTCGCAAGCAAAAGGTCATGTTACATATCTAAGAGCGGATAAGTTCACCATTCATAAGTTGCATGGTGAAAAGATTGAAGAGAGGTACTAATGAGAAAGCAAACTGAAAATGAGTTGCAAAGCGAAGCAAACGCTTTCACTAATTTAACAAGAAAACTCTTAGCCGTCCCGAAGAAAGAAATAGACGATCAAAAAGCGAAATACGACAAAGGTAAAGAGCGGAAAAACGAAAAGCGGGCTAAGTAGTCCGCTTCCGTTTGCCTCGCTTTTGACGCTTTGTTTTAGTGTCCCAAAAGGCTGCCTGTCAGTTCATCATACGTTAGCCTCTTACCTGCAATCTGCTTTACCGTCTGAATAAACCTGTCGGCATCCTTTCCCTTACGTGTATTGAATCTAAAAGTCTGCTCGTCAAGATAGCGGAACAGATGAAAAGGTTCTACGCTCACATACGTTCCCTTGATACCGCGCTTTAGAAGACTCCAAAAGTTCTCGATACCGTTTGTGTGAATCTGGCCGTCAACATACTTTTCAGCATGGTCAATCACTTGATGGATGTAATCAGTGTGAAGACCGCTATAACCTTTCCAACCATCCGTGAAAAGCTCCGCGCCTTTTTCAACTTGACGCTTCACTTCGCCGTGTAGAGTTGCCTGTGTCGCGTTATCAATGACCTTTGCTCTGACTTTACCATCGCGCTCTAGCAGACCCATGACAGCAACTTTACCTTTGCCGCCTGTGCCTTGAATCTTCCTACCGCGCTCGCTTCTATGCATGTTGCGAGCAAGACCGCCGATGTATGTCTCGTCAACTTCCACTTGACCGGATAGTTTCTCAAACGTGCCACTCTGCATAGCTAGACGGATGCGATGGAGCAGAAACCAAGCGGTCTTCTGAGTGACACCCAGAGCCCGGTGAATCTCATAAGAACTGATGCCATTCTTAGCACTAGCAATCAGCCAGATAGCAGCCAGCCACTTATCAAGACTGATAGCCGAGTCTTCCATGACTGTACCGCGCTTGACGCTGAATTGCTTATGACAAGCCTTGTTCATGCACTTCCACATGCGGCGAGAAGAGAGATAAGATACTGCCTTGCCTTCACAGTGAGGGCATGTGACACCATCAGGCCAACGCATCATTGCCATGAAGGTGACGCACGTATCAGCATCAGCGAAATACTTAATCGCTTCTTGAAGTGTCTTGGGGAAGTTGCTTTCGTTTTCCATGAACGAAGTATCTCATAGAAAGCGTGGTGAGTCAAGTATATTATTACCCTAATTAGCAGTCGAATCCACCAAGCATAAATAGCAAGGGGAGGAAAGAGAAAGACTGCGATTCCGATTAACCCTCCGCCAAATCCAGCAGCGCCTAGCCACCAAGCGGAATCACGATAAGGCCATGAAGGCCAATCTGCATTTGGTGGGAGAGGTTCATCGGGCATTAGGAATGAATGTAATCCTATTTTTAATTAACGTGAAGGTTCTCCATCGACACCCACGCTATGAAACTGCTTGTTTCAGTGGCCGCCAGAAGTATCTTTCGTAAATACTCCCGCCTCTTCCATTAACTTATCAACCGCTGCCGCATTTATTCCTGTTGCGACGATAATGATGGAAATAACCTGTCCATTTTCATCTCGTCTTAGATAATGAGATGTGCCGTTTATTGCTTCGGCGATTTCGAGTAGTTGCGCGCCTGTGAGTGTGGTCGGATCAATGCTCAAGACTCTTCTCAGCCTCCAGAAGCTCCCGCCAGTGCTCGCCTGATTGCTGTTGCTTAAAAGCCACATGCTCGACCTTCCGCGATCCACATTTCTCACACGGCTTGGAGAATGTGGGCTGCTCGTGAAGACACGTCGTACAGACGTAACTGCGATTAAGATTGTCAGTCATTCTTCTTAGGTCGCGGACCAACAGGTATACGAAGTGGCGGTCGAGACGTGGTCTGGGATTTATTAGGATCAGCGGGTTGGGGGCGAGGGCTAGGAATGGAGCGGGGCTGTACACTCGGCGGCTTTTGTCCACCACTTAAACCGCTTCCCTGGCTGCTGATTATTCCTCGAGCCGATGTTGGGTTGTTAGCTCCCCTTTGTCTTTCGGCGATCATCCGCGGTGTAGCGGTCTTGGTGATCTGATGCTTGCCATCAAACCCCTGTAATTCGAATTCAGACGATATGAATCTTAGGGTCTTATGCTCAGGTGCCTTCTCAAAATCAATCTGACTTATTGCATCCCTGCTGACCATGACACCGCTGCCCCGAGCCACGCTCATCACACGCTGGGTGAAATTAACGGCTGTGCCGAAGATGTCGCCGTTATCTTCAATCCGTACAGCGCCAACATGCACTCCTGCTCGGATTGCCACCCTCTGATCCCCGGTGTCATCGTGTAATGACACTGCAAAATTAAATGCCGCGACTGCTGTTTTGAAGACTGCAAAAAAAGAGTCGCCAGCAGTTTTAACTTCATAACCGTTCCAGAGGCTTATCCAAGAACGTGCCGATAGGAAATGGGCACGTCGGATTTCATGAAACTGCTGGTCTCCAACTTCGCGCTGTAAGACGGTTGAACCAACGATGTCAGTGAAGACAATGGCGAGGGTAAGATGGTCTGTTTTGGCTTGAAGCCAATCCTGAATGCTCATAACGGGCGCATTGTACGTCATGTAGGCAGTAGGGGTGTAGCCCTCAGGTAGGAACTACGCGCTCAGGCGGGCAGGATCGAGCAGCTTTGGCCACCTCAGAGCTGACTAGAGACAAAGCAGCAGGGCTGTGATAGCATCTGCGCCGTCCTCAGTCCAAAAAGGATTCTCACCGTTACTGCTATTGAAATCGAGGAGCGATGAACATATGAAACCCTGGTACAAGAACTGGAAAATCATTGGTGGCATAGTGGTGGCTGTGCTGATTATCGGCGCGATCAAGAATCAGACCGACCAGCAAAAGAATGCTCCGGCTACAAACCAACAGAGCAGCAATCCTCCCGCTACTCAAAACAGTGCTTTGGCTCCCGTCCCTGCGCCTTCGTCTGCCATTCAACCACAGCCCGCGACCGGCGTCGTCATGGCCAATTACAACCGGGTGAAAACTGGAATGAAATATAATGAAGTGGTAGCTATCCTTGGTAAAGAAGGAATTGAACAAAGCAGTAACGAGATCGGCGGAGTGACGACTGTCATGTATCAGTGGGAAGGCGAGAGTTTCGGGGCGAACATGAATGCAATGTTTCAGAATGGCAAGCTAATTTCAAAGGCACAGTTCGGTCTTAAATAGAAGCACACAGAAGACGAGCGTGCAGAAAATCATCAAACTTTTCACCTAGCTTCTCCTGAATTGAAATAACTATCAGTCTTTCAAGCGACATTAAGGCAAGTCGGCACAGTAGGTTTCAAATTGAATCATTTCCGCCGTAGTCAATGGACGATTGACGGCAAGCGTTTCAACCATCTCAACTCCTGCCGGTAGAGCGGCGGCGGCTGTACTTGCGCCGATATAAAGCGCGCTTGAAGCGGAAGCAGCAGCAGGGATTGTGCCGCCGTATGTCAGAGTCTTTGCTACGCCGTCCAACCGTGCCTGCATTCGGGCAGCATTACCGACTCCTGCACCATCGAAGCGTTGAATAAACGTGTGGAAAGTCGAGCCGAGTGCCTGAGTGAATACACCGTAGCTGCCCATCTGAAGATAGATGTCGTTAGCGGCGATGTAAGGGATGTAGTCACTGCCGTTTCCAGTCCCCATCACAGTGCCGCTACTTGATAGTTTCATCAAATGAATGACTGTATAACCCGTCAGTCCTGACAGAATTCCGCTGGCAGTTGCCATCACATCATCCACACCGTCGAACACGACCGCTGGAACCGACCCATGCCTATTGATTCGGTACTGCGGCCTCTTTCCACTGGTCGCCTGGGTAACATGATTATCCTGACCTGAGAGGTCATTCCACGTCGTGACGGTATTCGTGTCTACGAGTCCAGTGATAGAGCGGGATGAGAGCCACAAAATCAAACCTTCAATTTCCAGCGGAGAGAAGGCGCGGCGCAACCACTCAATTCTCCACTGGCGGGATGTTGGATTGAAAGTAAAGCCCGACTGATTAGCCATGCGGATAGTAACTTGATCTTTAGCGGGTATAAAAGCGTTCCACGTCAGGCCGCCTTCAAGGGTACCCACCGGTGTCGCATGGACAGAATCCTTCGTCCTCACGCCTGTGACTGTGGCCGTTTGCTCTTCAACGACGCTTGCGAAGATGGACGGGAAATCTATAGTAACAAGCTGGCTGGGCTGCTCGCCCTTCGTGGCATACGCCACCGTGCTTGACCAATTGCCGCTATCGAATCGCGCTCTTAACTGGACATCTCCACCGAGACTCCAGAATGCAGTGGGCGTCAGATTTTTACCGGGAAGCGTAAACGTCTTTGCCGTTGACCAGTCCGTTCCCAGCACTTTGATCTGCACGACCGTGGTTTCTACTTCGAGGTCGGTGAGCGCAGTTGTCAGAGTCAGCACGACGCGACCCCAGCCGCTGGCATCTTTATTGACAGCAATCGTCGGCGCAGGCAGCGGAGATCCTAAATATGTGTTCTCCAATGCGTGTCCATACCACCTTGATACATTGCCCTGACCATCATAAGCCCGCACAAAGAAGTCGCTGTGATAGAAGGGATTCAGACGGTCGATGTAGAAGTAAGGAGTGCGTCCTTTGTAAATTACCTCGCCCCCTATACCTCCTGTGTTGTAATCGGGGATGCTCATCCCGCCGCTCGCCCACACGCCGCCCGTCACGGCGTCCACCACCTCATAGCCCACAATCTTTTCAGGATTGGTGACAACATCCGCTGGCTCATCCCAGTAAACCAGCTTGCTTCCATGTGTAGGGGTCTTGGGGTCAATAGCGAAGTCGGGAATGTCGCCAATCGAGAGCGTTTCATTAGTTACGTTGAAGGTGTCGGAAATGCTCGATGCGCTCGGTGATCTTGTGACTGCCAATTCCGCGACGATCCTGACCGTGTGAACACCCTTGCCGCGCGCGATGAATGTGAAGGCCGCCTGATTCGAAGCATCCGGCACCAGCACGACCTCAGTCAGTTGCTCAGCGCCTCCCGGTGAAGTCAGATAGACCTTTGCTCTCATCTGACCATAGGTGTACGTCGGAAAGGTGTAGATGCCGCGAATGAACTGAACGAAAGCACCGTTCGACGTGTGCTTGCCTGTGATCGTCTTAGTGCCGATGGTGCCGGCGCCGGGAAGGGTGGGGGAGATGTTATTCGTTCGTCCTGCCGCCGACTTTTTCCCGCTCCAGTTGACTGTGTACACCCGGAAGACCAGAGCCGCACTCCAACCAGCAGGAGGAGCCACGGTGAAACGGAGCGCCGGTGTTTTGCCACCAGGTATGAGGTATTCGACGCTGGAGATCACTTGGTAGATCTCGTACTCTTTGGTATCACCTGCCGTGGAAGCCGGATAACTCCCGACAATCCGCTGTCCGTCGAAATCGAGCGTCAGGCTGGCCGGCTCCGGAGGCAGATCCAACTTACCCAGCACTGTATAGGCCGCCGTCACAGCAGTGCCTGCGGTGAAAGCCGTTTCAGTGACCACCTTGACCGTGTAGCTCACCTTTTCAACGCCGCGCACCTCAAAAGCAGCTTGAAGGTATGTCGGGTCAGGCGCGATCGTGCCATAGTCTTTATAGGTGTTGTCTGCCTCGGCGGTCTTCTTGACGTAGATCCTTCCGACATGAGCATTAGCCGAAGGAGAGAACTGCACGGCCACGCGCAGGCTGGTCACAACAGTCTGGTCTGCTTGCAGGATGCTGCTCTCTGAGAGCGTCACACTTTCAACGGCGGGCGGGGCATCGAGCAGTCCGGCGCGCGCTTCCGGAAGCCGACTCGGAAGCGGCGAATGATCGGTGTCACTGTATGCTGCCGGATTGTAAAGACTCATGTTGAGCGGGTCGCCGATCCCTGTCTCAACATGCTCTTCTTTTTTAATGACGACGAATTCCTGATCTTCCCAATCGACCGCAGTGGAGTTGGTCACAAGCACAGGATCGCCCGGCAGAACGTGATAAGTTTTCGGGCTGCCCTTAAGGGCTGCCATTTGATCCTGGTCACACAGCACGCGGGCGTAGAAGCTGACGCCGCGCTGCACCTGCGAACGATAGGCCGTGCCGAAATCAATCGTGACTGCCCGCTCCTGCTTGTCGGCTTCAAGCAGAGCATCGCGCACCAGTTCCACCGGCTCGCCTTCATCGAGGAACTCATGCTGCTTGTCGCGGTAGATGCCGATGATCTTATTCGGCCTGCTCTTGCGATCCACCGGCCACGTGCGAAAGGAACCTGGGGCGGTGTGAGCGAGATCAAGGGTAAACACCGGCGCCCTCGTCGCCGGTGACATGAAGCGCATCATGTCGTTGCGATAAGTCCCGGTGCCATATCCTGACCACTGCCAATCAGCGCAACTGATCTGGCAGATTCGGTCGAGCATCGTTGTGAGGTCATAAGGCGGCATGAACCAGAGGCCGCACTCGAAGCGGGGAATCTGGATGAGCAGTCCCGCGGTGGCGACATCCGGTGGCGTTCCGGCAGTTACTCCTGAGAGAGTCGTGATGAGCAGGCTGCGCGTGACGGGGCTGGGCACATCGAAATAGCCGACGAAAGCGCCTGCCGCATCCGTCACGTACACTCTGAACGAGGTGTGATCAATGATGTCTTCTTTGAGCAGCCAGTTGACCTGAAAGGCCGTCTCTCCAACGCCGAGCGTGATCGAGTCGGTAGCAATAGAAGCAGAGTTTCTGGAAGCGCTGGAATTCTCAGCGCCTTTCACTGTCACGACACGGACGCCGTAGGTGCTGCCCGCCACGAGTGTTCCGCCTGAAGTCGGCGTCAAAGAGAGCGAGCGCGGCGTATAGCTGGCATCGTCCCACCAGATCAGCTCGTCGTTCCAATCGCGCCAATCTACCCATGCCGGCCAGTTGACGAGGCTCTTCGGTCGCTGACCCCAGCGGATGAGCTGATCGGCGGCAGCATTGGCCGGGTTTGGTTTGTAGAAGTAGTGGAGGCGCGGATCATCGGCATCGGGCACCAAATCACCATTAGCTTTGATCTGTCGCCCAAGATTGTCGTAGTTGGCCGTGCGAAGAGTGCGGAAGATTCCGAAGACGGACTTCGTTTGCTCGTCGCTCAATCCTCGCGGCAACCTGGCTGAATAATAGGCTGCGTCGGGGTGGCCTCCTTCGGTCGGAAAGAATTCGTCGGCCACGTCATCGGGCAGGCCGTTGTGAAAAGCATAGTCGGCTGCTTCAATAGGGAAGGCATCTGCATAAAGACGCACGAGAGCATCCCACGGCCCTTTACCGACAACCTGCTGAATGATCTTTTGAGTCACCTCAGCCGTGCCGCCCTGATTCATTGCCGTCTCATCACGGTGCTTGGCACGCCAGCCCGTGAGGGGCTGCTCGTTGTAGGCAATGGGAAAGCGCTGGAGCTTATCAAGGGGATCAAGGACTGACGACATAAGGGTATTCCTCCTTGATGCGAAACGACCATGAGACCCCGCCGCGCTGGTTGTATTCGTAGTCGAGATCGGAATCAATCAGGTAAGTGCGACGCTCGTTGACAGTGCCCGATGGGTTGATGAGGTCAACCAGCTTGCCGGGATAGTGAAAGAGGTGCCAGGCCTTTAACTCTTCAAACTCTTCGAGGTCGCTGTCCGGATTGCTGAGTTCCCAATCGTGGACGTGCTCACCAAGACCGGAGCTGCGCGTCTGCGTTGGCCCGTAAATGGGACGAAACACCTGCACGCCCGGCTTCTTGGCATGAATGGGGTTGTTGAATTTCCAGTAAGTCGGAACAAGCGCGCGCACCGTGATTGTGACAACGGTGGCAGGGTCGGGTCCGTTGTCGCCGGAGACGGTATGGACGCCCGTCCGGTTGGGAGCCTCCCAGACCACGCTTTGAAGCGCGACGTTGGAGAGAAGACCTGCGCTCGCTGCCCATGTGACATCCTGGTTGGACGCGAAAGCGGTCAGGCTGTCGCCATCTTTAACGAGTGGCCCTGCCGGGGTGATAGTTGGTGAAGGCATAGTTTATTAAATCGCGTGGTCAATCCCATCGCGCACGTAACTAACCGGGTCGCCCAGGAAGTCCATCGGCACGCGGTTGCCGTAGCGTCCTCCGAGTCGCTGACCTGTATCGTTTGGCGAGTCAGGGTCTGTGTATCCACCGCCGCCGGTACGATTAGGGCCGAAACCTGTCCGTCCGGTGGTGATGTTCTCGCGCCAGGGAAAGGCTGAGGCGATGGTTTCGCCGGAGATGATCACCGAGTCAGGATCTGCCAGTAGCTCAAATGAGGCTTGCGCTTCGTCAACTTCACTGGCAGCCAGCTCGCCCTGGCACTTGGCGTCATAGTAAGAAAGAAGCGTATCGCGATCAGTAAAAATCACTCCCCAGATCGCTCGCGCTCCGTCCATCTGTCTTGTCGAACTGGAGAGGAGTTCACCGATTGCCCTGTCGGCGTTCTGTATTTTGAACTCAACGACATCTGCTTCCAGCCCAAGAGATGTGGAGAAAGGCGACGGATCTTTCATGTCGCTGTTGTAAACCTGCTCCTCCGGCACATCCACCGTGAGCTGACCGGTCGAGAGATGTAATTCAGTTTCGCTGGTGAGCGTGATGTCCACGCACGAATGGTGAATCAAGTGGCCGGAGTCAATGAGCGTCTGGAGTGCGGGTCTGACTTCTCTTGGCATTACAGTCCTTTCCTCCTTCGCTTCTTTCTGACCACGCCGACAACCGCGTCCGCAAAGTCCTGCGAGCGAACGAGGGCGCTGTACCCTCTGCCGTCTTCGTTCTCGATGAGTTCAATGCTCTCGATGCGCAGCGTCGGTAAGCCGCCCTGCACCGTGCTGCCGTCAGCTGTGCCGCCGTTTGCCAGCCCGGGCACGCGCTTGGCCTGAAGGTAGCCTGAGATGGGTCTCCACACGTCGGGCGTGAGCACCACTTCGTTGCCGGTGACGCGGATGAGTTTGTCGTCTTTTCTGTCGTAAGATCCCGGCACCAATCCTGAGAAGGTCGAGCCGCCCATGCTGTAAGCCTTGAAAGCAGAGTTGGCGGCGAAGGCCGAGGCCACACTTCCACCATCAGCGAAGACGGGACGCATCCGGTTGCGATTATTGGCGCGCGTGGTCTGTTCGGAAGCGGCCTTTTCGATGTAGCCGATGATGGGCGCGAAGTGGCTCCATGTTTCCATGTGGTGCCGCTTGGTCTTGCTGTCCTTGATGCCGTTGCCTACCTCGACCCACTGACTATGCAACTGCGCAATCTCAGAGCGCGCCTGCGTGCCGGTCATCTGGTCGGTCTGGACAGCAGCGAGGATCGCCCACAGTCTGTCGCGTGTGCTTCCGGTGGCCGCGTCTCTGGTCTTCTCATCCTTCTTGCGCTGCGCGTCACGATTCATAAAGTAAGCGCCAATCAGCAGCGCACCTGCGATAGGAGCTATGAAGGGCAATGCACCGGCGATGCCTGCGGCTATTCCACCCAGACTGCCAAGGCCAGCAAAACCGCCCATGATGGCACCGTAACCGGCAAGGCCAGCAGACAGCCCCAAAGCGCCGCCCGCGATAGATCCAATCCCGCTGGCTGCGCCGGAGGCCTGGAAGAAGCCACCACCGAGCGAAGCACCTGCGCCGAGACCCAACATCGGTAACAGGCCGGCGATAGATGCGCCCATGCCAGTGCGAGCTGCGCCGTGAATGGCTTCGTGTCCTGCCGATGCTCCCAGCGATCCAAGTGCGACACTGCCGTTAATGGTCGCGCCTGCGCTCACGCTGGCCGGAGAAGAGGCGTTGCTGCTACCACCGCCTGTGATGCGACTAATGACGCTCGACACCAGCGACCCGATGCCACCACCTCCGCCGCCGCCGACAGCGGCCACGCCGCCTCCAATCGCTCCACCGGAGGCCGTCGCCGTGCCGCCTTTACCCAGACCTTTCAGCACAGAATTAAGGATGCCGGAGAGGACTTCCCGCACCCGGCTTTGCAGGTAATCGACGACGATGTCTTTCCAGAGCTGGTTAAAGCCGGACTTGATCTCCTGCCACGCCCCCTTGAAATCATTGTTGAGCACCCTGCCGAGCGCGCCACCGAAGATGTCTTCTATCGAATCGGCATAACCCTGCATGGTGTCGGCAAGCATCTCCCATGCGTCGCGCTGCGCAAGGATGGCGTCAACCTCGGAGGCTCGAAGAAGAAGCTGCTCGCGCATCTCTGTGCTGAGGTTGGCGTAGGCTTCGCCTTCCAACTCCTTCTCGATTCGTGACCGCTCAGTCTTGTTGTTGCTGTCATCAAGTTTGCCGTTTAACTCAGTCAGAATAGAACTATATTGGTCAGCCGATTTCTTCTGCTGTTCGGTTGCGTCTTGCGTAGCAGTAGCATCTGCTGAGCGACTTATCCCGGCAACAAACTTATCCCACTCAGCATCAGTCATTCCTTGACGTGGGCGCGCGCCGGAGAGATTGATTATCCTTTCAAGTGCTAACCCGATGGCTTGTAGTCGCGCTGGCTCTGGCAGGCTTTTTACCGATTCGACCACGTTCTTAAGCGGATCAAGCTGGCTTAAAGTCAGACCTATTTCTTTGACGGAACTTAATTGTTCGATGAATTTTTGTAAGTGGGTGTCGCCACCTTTCCCGTTGAGTTCAGCCAAAGACCGAAGAGTTTGGTCAGTCATCTCAGCAATGGATTTAGATAGAGCTTCAGCGTTTGCTCGCGTTTTTTGGGTAGCTGACATTGCATCAACTGAACGCCACGCCTCACGAAGTTGATTAACCGCATTCTTATTTTCGTCAAGAGCAGTCGCAGTTGCTGTGCTTTCGAGTCGCGCTTGCTCCATCCGCAAGTTGAATTTCTGAACTTCCGTTGCGCCCTCACCTAAGCCGGTAGAAAGTTCTTTTTGGCGTTTCCGAACCTCAACTAACTGTGAGGCAAGCTGAGTAGAAACATCTTTGCTTGCTTTCTGAGTATCAAGCTCCTTAGCTTTAGCAAGAGCAGATTCATAGATAGTTATGATGTTCTTTTTAATGGCATCATCGGTAGAAGTGATGCCTTCACGAAAGAACTGTTCTTGAACAGCCGCAAGTTCAGTTGTATTTCCTAACGTGCGTAGCCTTGATTCAACGTCAGCGAGAATATCTTTATATTGCTTCAGTTCGTCAGTTTCACGCTTTCGTGTTCCGCCTCTTACACTTTTACTTGTATTAGTAGAAGGCGGAGCAACTGGCACTTGATTGAATCCTTCAGCAAATCCGCCACTTGCCGATGAGCCTGCGAAACGCAGCGCGGATGCTGCCGCTCTGTCATAGGCAGCTGCAATGATTTCCAATTCCTGAGCCAGCATTCCGCCAGCTTTAAGAAATTCAACGGCTGCATCACGGCTATAACCAAGAGCGTTGGCAACTCTTACGTTCTTGTCAATGTTTAGCGTTAGCTCTTTGTTTAGACTGGCAATGCTAGATTCATTGTTAACAATGATCTCGCTTTGCATCTTAATTTCTTCGCTGAGGTTATCCATCCTCTCAGTCACCGGGTTATACACTTCGGTGATACCCGACTTGAGAAGTTGATAGGAACGATCAATGTTCATTCGATGGGCAGTAGTATTGTCGTTCAAATACTTAATACTTTTGCTCTGTTGAACTATTCCGTCAGACGTGATTCGGAGGGTAGCCTGCAAAGCCGCCTGACTATTTGCCAGCTTGTTGTCAATAACCGCTGACAATGCAGTGACGGCATCTCCTTCCTCTTTCAAACTTTTAATATATGCCTGAGTAGCGGGGTCTAATCGTCCGATGACAGCATTAAGGTTGTCATGCTTCATTGCTGACTGGTCTAGGGCAGCAGAAACCTCTTTGGCCTCCTTATGTGTCTGCGCTTGAGACTCTATGAAAGCCATCGTTATGTTGTTGGCTTTTGTAGAAGCTGACTCATAAGAAAGAATGGCATAAAGAGCAATGCCAATTCCGGCAGCTACAGCGATCCAGCCGAGATTAGTTAGAGTGAGCAGGCCAGCTACCTTACTCAGACCGCCGCCAAGCACAAGGAATTGCGCCTGAAGAAAGCCGACAGCGGCAGTCAAACCGCCAATCGTTATTGCAAGTGGGCCAACTATCGCCAGCACTCCACCTAAAATCAACAGAGTTTTTTGAACGCCGGGAGGGAGGGAGGCGAAGGCATTAACTAAACCTTCAATTTTTTCCGCCGCGAAACTGAGAACTGAAGATACGGCGGGAAGTATAGCCTTGCCGACTTTTGCAAATGCGATGTCAACCGTATCAGCGAAGTTTTCAAGTTCATTCTGAATGCCACCCGTCATCTTCGGCAGCTTCTCCAACTCAGCAACCATCTTGTTCATGAACTGTTCAGTTGATAAGCCGAGTTCTTGTAGTTGCTTTGTGTCAACCGTTCCGAAAGCATCTTTGAGAGCTTTGCCGACGGCAGGCGCGGCTTCAATAATTGGTCGAAGGTCTTGAGAAAGTATCTTCGACTTGCTTGCCATTTGCCCCAACTGAATCGTTATCCGTTCAAGTTCAGCTTTCCCTCCACCCGTAAACGCAACGGCATTTCCGAAGGCGATGAGATAGCGTTCCGCCTGCTGTGCGCTGAAACCAACTGCCTGTAGTCGGATTGAGCCTTGAATGGCCTCTCTAAAGCCTAAACCGGGTAGCTTGGCAACTTCACGAAGCGACACCAACCGCTTTTCGACAGCCTCCGCCGAACCTTCGACGGCAAATAGCCCGCGCTTTAACGAGTCGTATTTGACGGCACTTTCTATGGCTGCTTTACCAGCAGCTACAAGCGGAAGGGTGAGAGCGGCACTCAGACCGCCACCGACCACCATCAGACTTCTGCCTGCTGCCTGAACTCGCTTAATGCTTTGCTCTGCCGCACGAACTTTATCGCCCTCAGCTTTGAGGTAGCTATCAGCAGCACGTTGAGCTTCACGAATCTGAACTTGAGCTAGTTGTCGCGCTGAGCGTTCACGAAGACGATCTTGCTGTTCCGCTTGCCGCGCAGTTTGATTATGGATGCGTTCAACTTGGGCTGCGTATCGTCGCTCTTGCTCAAGAAGTTTCTGTGTGTTGTTGGATGTAGGATTAACGCGAGGGTTAGCGGCGGAGGAAGCCTGTTGTCTCATGCGCTCGACGTTAGAGTTGACAGACTTAATGCCTTTCGCCGTTCGGTCAGAAACCGAAATGGGTATAACTATTTCGTAGTCACTCTCTCTGCCGCGCATCATTTATCCCCGAAACACAAAACCCCGCGAGAAAATCACTCAAGATTTCCGTCGCGGGATTGAATATTGGCTTCAGGGAATGAAGCACTGGTTGTCGAAAGGGATTATATCATTTAGCGACCATGCCGTCTATACATCCTTCTATAAAATATTGTCCTTCGATGTGAGCTATCATTGATGATGGCTTACCTATCGGAATTTGTAGGAGTGCCGCAAGAGCGACAAGCGACCCTAAAATCCCAACAACATCCTTCCAGCGTGAATAATGCCTACTCGACATGCGCCGGATGCTATCACAGGCTTACCTATTTGTCTTCTGCTTCTTTTCTAACTTTTCGAGAGCCTTGCGAGCGCCTTCTGAGGTAGGTATCTGCTGAGCGGTATAGTTCCGCACGTCAGCCTTTATTTTGCTCTGCTGAGTTTCGATGAACTTGCGCGCGTCGTCGGGCTTCACTTTGCCTTACCACCTTTCTTCTTCGTCGCTGGCCTGCCAACTTTCCGCTCTGCTACCAGCTTCAAGTCCGACTCTTTAACCAGATAGACCTTCCCATATTTCTGCGCTGGCAAACGTCCTGCCGTGATGAGAGCGTTAATGCGCGAGCGATGCACACCTAACCTATCAGCCACTTCCTGAGTCGTCAGTAGATTCATGGGCTGCATTATAGGCGAGACGAGTTGTGATGTGGTAGTGAACATGCGTGGAATTATATCGAAACTATATAGCAATGTCTAGGAATTTTCTTGACAAAACTATATAGCAGTCTATATAATTCTCGACATCGAAACAATAAAGGCCAGCTATCCCGCGAAGAATGAACTGGCCTTAAACACCGAATCAACCCTTGAAAGGAATAACCGATGCAAACGCATTCTATCACATATCGCACTCCGCGAAAATCAAACACACACAACCAGCCGCTACGCGCTGGCGATGTGGTTCTCGTCAATGATGCCATCTCAGGCCGCCGCGAGCGGTATCAACTGGCTGATGTAGTCGAGAGGGACGGTCACTTGCGAGTCCGTCTCATCGGCATGAACTTCTACTTTGCTGCGAGCCTTGTTCAAAGAGTGGAGGTGCGCGATGCAGACTAAGAAGACCGCCGCCAAGAAAAAGGCGGCGACCAAGCCCATCATTCCCCCTAAGCCTCCGTATTACGAATACAACTACAGATTTCCCCTCGCCGGAAAAGAGGTGGCTGAACTTGCTGATTCCATCATTAACGGGCTGATTGAGATTGACGGCGACGAAGAAGTGGGAGCGGTTTTGCTCATGCTCAACATCTTCGCTTATGAAGAAAACCCAAAGGTGCGTCATGACAATTTCGAGATTTTCAGAGATAGGCTTCTGCCTTACTCGTCGGCAATTCAAAACGCATCTATGGGGCTGACCCAAAAATGTTTCCGAAAGGTCAAGATCTCATGTGCGGAATGAAAGCGACCAAAGATGCACAGGAGGTGAAGGCTCAACACCTTCACCTCTGTAATCTCTGCATGAATGAATTCAATTGTAGCGGCGACGATTGTTCGGAGTTTGAATTTCAGACTTGTCCTGAGTGTAAGAAGGCAAGCAAGCGTCGTCGTAAACAACCCAATAAATAAAATGGCTATTAGAAAACACACGCTTAATGAATCAGCTTTTGATTCAATAACAGAAGAAAGTGCCTACTGGATTGGCTTTTTCATGGCTGATGGTTGTATTACGACGCGCCTAAAGAAAGATGGCAAACCAATGCCGTCTTATATTCGCCTAGATTTAGCCGTACAAGATGTAGAACATGTAGAAAAGTTCAAAGCGTTTTTAGGTTCTACTCATAAAATTACTATAGGCCATAATGGCAAGAGTGCTGTTTTGGCAATTAGTTCGTTGCGACTTGCGAAAGCACTTGAGCAATTCGGCATCACGTCAAGAAAAACTCATTCTGCAAAGGTTATCGGATTAGAACAAAACAGGGATTTCTGGCGCGGACTAATTGATGGCGACGGACATATTACTATTGCTCATGCGGGACGTAACCGGGCAGCAAAAGCAATGTTGAAATTATGTGGTTCAAAAGCCATGCTTATACAATTCAGAGATTTTGTACAGACTCACTCTCCCGATTGTCGCATGTCAATTAAAGAGTATAGAGGTATTTATCATATTGCCATGTGTGGTAAATATGCTCGTCAAACAATCTCTGTTTTATATTCAGGCTGCTCTGAAGCTCTTGAACGGAAACGTCAAAAGGCTGTTGAAATCCTTAATAGTTTTCCTGCTCAAGATTGCTATGTATCCGAAACTGATAGGCAGGAATGGCTTACACAGTCGAAAGCGGCTCAAATACTAAGCATTGCGCGGTCAGGTATTCATAGACATATCAATGTTGGCCGCTTCAAAACTAAAATAATCTTAGGGCAAAGGTATGTGAGCAGAAAAGATGTTTTGAATTATGTGCCTTATGAAAACGGCAGAGGGCGTGGGGTGAAGGTATAAAAAGAGCAGCACCTAGAGCGCAGCATAAGCCACGCTCTAGGTTTCCCTTGCTACCCTTCCCGCGACGGGAAAACAAAAACAGTGTGTGTGTGAATCAATTTATTGCGGCTAACACTTCAAAATCTTCTTCGCGGCCTCTCACCCGTCAATCTCCTCTGCCTTTGTACTTATCAGCCATCGAACTGCGTTGCTGCTGCTGCTGTTGCCGTCCCGATGAACCGTTTGCCCGCCTGACTTCATCCTGTTGTGCCTCGACCTTCTCGTTGTCGGCTTTATTGCGCCCGCGCCAGAAAGCATCAACAGCGGCCAGAACCCCAGGTGCCGGTTCATATCCAACGTCGCGATACGTCACGCCGTTCTCAAGTTTCTCTCCCCAGTAGAAGCCCTCTTCCATCGCTTCCAGGAGATGGGCTGGCGGAGGAGCAACGTACTGCCCGGCCTGTGCCTTCCTCCATCTATAGAAGAACTCCATCAGCCCTTCAGTTATCTCGGTCTGCACGTTTGAAGGCTGAGATCACTGTTGCCGCCGCTTCGACCTTGTACATAGGGTGAAACGACTGTAGAAAGCGCAGCCGCAACCCTTCGGTGTAGGGCTGGAAGGCAAGTTCTTCCGGTTCTGCTACAGCCTCCTCAGTGGCCGCAGGAGTCGGATCAACAGCCGTGATGTTCCTCGGGGCTTCTCCAGCGGCCAGCCGCTCATCGAGCGAGCGGGTGTCTGTGAAGACCACGTCGCTGTAGTGAACGATGGTGCCGTCCGGCTTCGTATCCGGCTCGGTGCTGATGCCCAAGAAATGCTCATCGCAGAAACTGATGCCCTGACCGAGATTGATCACGGTTTCGAGCTTGCCCACTTCACCTTTCGTGTGCTCGATGCCGTAAGCGAAGTCATCACGGAAACTGGAGCGGCGCGTCTGCTCGGGGCGACGAAAGAGGAGCTTCAATCTGTAGGCGGGGTTCTCCGGATCGCCGATGAGAAGACGCACAGCAATCACGCCACCCTGCTCGAACATGAAGCTGATATCGGTGAGTGAATTGCTTGACGCTACGCTCTCGCCTTTAACTTTGAACCATTGCTCGATGGCGCTCTCCATGTACTCGACGGAGAAGTTTTTCATCTGCTCAGCGGTCAGAGGAAAGAAGTCGGCGTGCCACTGGCCATCACCGTTTTGCTTGTAGAGCTGAACGGCTTCGGAAGGGATTAGTCCCTTGTCAACTACAGCAGCAGGCAAACTCTTGGGGCGGAACCCGCCACCCTGAATCAAAGCTGAATAGAAGAGATGATTGGCTTCGCTTTCTTTGGGTAGGCGCGGTCGCACACGGCCTTTGGTCATCTTCTCGGTAACACGTTTCGTGTCTTTCTCGCGCTGAATGATCAATTGCTGGTTGCCGGCATTGAGCGCGGCGAAGGTATGAAGAAAGACCACCTCGCGGTCGCCATCGGCTTCGAGCGTCTGAACTTTGGTTGTCGGTTGATCCACCCAGTAGGGACGGGGCTTCATTGGTGTTGCGTTAACTTCCTGCTGGCCTGACATGAAATCTCCTTTGGTTTGCTGGTCTATAAAACACAATAACCCGCCACAAGATTTGTCATCCTGTAGCGGGTTATCGCGCAATTGCGAAAGTGCCGTACTTGTGAAAGAACGTGAAGGATCGGGAGCTATGCGCGCCGCCTTCTCAAAAGAGTCGAACTATTCGGGTGTCGGAATATGGTCACTGCTCAAGCGTTCTTGCTTGTTATGCAGCGCCTCATCCATTCTGGCGCGGCTCGGTGGCTGTCTTTCTTCTTCAGCTACCGGCTGGATTGTTGGCTCAACTACGACATCGCTTGATGTCGGCGTGGCTGGAATCACAGCGTCCTCTCCCGTGGCCACGATGCGCGTGCCTGAAGCGGCATCTGTCACCACTTCAACCGGCTGCGTGTAGAGCAGGTCATTGGCACGATGCAACTTGCGTGACTGCAAGCGACGACGCTCCACTTCGACACGTCGCTCCTCAGCCTGCGACTCATCGCGCCGGCGCTGGAATTCGGCCAGCGTCAGGCCCGGCTCGATTTCAACGCTTTCAGGGTCTTCGCGTCCCTTCAAGATCAACTCACGGTCATACCTGTCGCGCGTTTCAAGCGCAGTCTCGCCCGCGCGCGATACAACGGGTGTGGGTGCTGGCGCTTCACTCGTTTCCATAGTTGTTACGCCGCCTGACGTCTTAGTGTCTGTCTCTGCCATGTCGCCTCCTCAAACTTCAGATGGTGATGACTCCTACTGATGGAGCTGGTTGTCGGTTCGGGTGCGCTGTTTCCAGTAGCCGCCCGTCACCGGATCGGTGTCCGGGTAGAAGTTGATCGTCACTGCGCCGCTGTTGCCCTGCGGATCGGAGGCCACAGACTCGATTTCTCCAACCGGAGCAATCCATTCCTGCTCGTAGAAGTAGGCGCTTTCCCCGATGTTGTCGTCGCTGCGGAAGAGATAGGTCAGGTTGGTAATGGGCGTGGCATTCTGAGCGAGCACGAAGGCGTACAGGTCGGAAGGCAGATAAACCTTGACGCGGGCAGCCGGAACTCGCGCGCCGCGATGGATGTCACGGGCATAAGCGCCCTTCTTGCGCTCTGTCGGGACAAGGAAGGGATCGCCGGGGAGCTGGTCTACGACGAGACCATTGCCGAGGCTGCACCCGCCGGAGATCAAATCACCATCGGCGGCAAAGTCCACTGTGGTCACGCCATCATGGAACGTCACCTTGGTGGCTGCCGGGTGCATGTCGTGATGAGTGGGCGCAGCAGGCGGGACGATCACGGCAGCACCGATGGCAAGAGCTGCGGCATGAGCAGCCGAGAAGCCGAGGGCTTCGATGGCCGCTACCAGAAGATTCAGCTTGTGCATCCCCGTATTGCGCAGCGTTGCCGACCAGGTCGCGTCTTCCGTTCCGCTGAAGGCCATCTCATAGCTCTCAACGGCCATGTCAGGATAGACGAACTTGAAGCCGCCGAGATCGAAACCAATTGTAGACAGCTTTGGCTCTCGTCCCTGGGCTTTCGTCTGCATCAGCGTGGTGATGTCATAGGCACCGGCTCCCACTGCCAGCTCTGCCGATACCGTCCGGCTGCCGCCGAGACATCTCGCGCCGAAGCGCGCGGCAGTCTCTGCGTTGAGCGAACCGCCGAAGGGTAGCTCTTGTGGAATAATCCAGCCCTTCTTGAGCTTGCGCCGCTCTTTGCCGTCACCGATCTGCTGGTCGGAGGTGCGAGCCACATCCGGGATGGGCGGCATCATCGAGTTGACCAATGCGCCCACGAAGTCAGCCGTCAGGATGTAGGGTGTGTTCAAAGCGGACTGCGCCAGCTTCGATATGAAGATGTTAAGGTCGATCAGGTCAAATCTTTCGGCCACGTCGGTGCCTCCTCTATCGTGCCAGCGGAACTGGCTTGATCTCGATGTAAACTTCGCCGAGCGATTCTCTAACCACCGTCTCGCCCATTCGCGCCAAACCCCGTCGCTCGCGGAATCCGACTACACGTTTGACCACCTGTGGACGATTCAGCGTCCGGCTCTTGTAAAGAGCGAAGGCGACTTTCGCTACTTCTCTCGCATGACGCTTCTCAGGGTTATCGGCATCGGTGCCAACCTCATCCTCGTAGTAACTGTCGATGGTAAATCGCAGCCTGAATGGGATGTGGCCGACCGTTCTATCCTCGTAGTTATCAAGCCCGCCGTAACCGACCATGAAGGCGTGAACCTTCTTGACCTGCCCGTCTCCTGCTCCTTCAAGGTGCCTGTCCGATTGCAGTTTCGCTGCCCATTTTCCCGGCGCGCGGTCAACGATCAATCTGTTCTTGATGACAGGAAGCTTCTCACCTTCAACCGAAGCACCCGCGGGGATCAAAGCGGCGTTAAGCACTTCGAGCACGCCTTCCTTGATGTACTCACAGACATCAGCGAACTCCTCTTCTGTCAGCGTGCCGCCCGGCAACGAGATGTCTTCAACAGGCACTAGAAATGTCTCCCGAACTGATGAAGAAATGCATCCTGCACAACCGGCTCGAACTTCTCAATTGCCCTTTGGGCGGGGTGGCGGCCGGGATAACTTTCCTGGCCTCGACCTCTTGTCTGCCATCCATCTTCGATCACGCCGGAATAGGAAGCGTCGGAAGCTATGACCCGCGTCAATCGTCTGCTGGCATCCCGGACGTGGATGGTGTCAATGAAGTGCCCGCTGTCTCTGGCGCCGACCGCTTCGCCTTCCTGCTGGTAGAGAGTGGTGCCCTGCTCGCCTATTTCATCAAGCGCCCGCTCGATGCCTTCCCCAAAGTCGGATCCGAAGCGAAGAAGCGCGCTCGGAATTTCAATCGGACCAGTGACGAGAAGACCTTCACTCATCCTTACACCTCTTCAGGGGCGATATAAGTACGCCGCAAGCTGGTTGCCCTGATGCGCCAGTAGGCATCACCGCCAAGAGGAGGCACCGTCTCGCCCTGAAGTTCAAAAAGAACATTGTTGAGACCTGAGTTGGTTGAATCAACGATCATCAAGTGCGTGGATTTGCGTACCTTTGCTGCGAATGCTGATGTGACATCGGCCACCTTGAATGTTGAGTCGCGGAAATAATCGCTGAAATCCACACCCCATCCGGCTATCACCGTCTCGATTACGTCAAATGGTCGATCAGTTCCTACTTCATCGAGCAGAAGCATCTTGGCGTTCGACCCGAGAAATATCTTCCGTTTAGCGTCAAAGGCCTTCGCGTAAATCTTTGACATATCAGGCATCAGTCAAAATCACTCGACGACCATGAAGGCTGGAACGGAAATGACTTCTTCGCTCGTCTCAAAAAGAACAGAGAGGCCATAGGCGATCAGCTCGTAGCGATCCCGACGTTGGTCGTAATCAAGCGCGTCACGTCCTCCTTCGAGTCGAATCGTGCCTGCGCCGATCTCCTCAATCTTGCGAAGCGCAGCCAGCAGTTGCTGCGCCTCTACGCCCTCGACATCGCCCAGTTTCTCCGCTGCCTCCGGATGTGTCGCCAGGGAGTAACCGGGGTAACTGCGAAAAAGCGTCAGCCACAACGCTTGCTCTTCCGGAGTGAGCGTTGTGGCTTCGGCTGCGATCTCTGTGCGGGTCAGCATTCAAAGCTCCATGCCCTCTATTACTTCAGCGCTTCGCGGATCTTTTCAGCGCTGGCTTTCCCGATTCCGCTCACACCCTGCAAGTCATCATCGGAAAGCGCGCGAAGCGAAGAGAGCGTCTTGTGACCCGCCTCAATGAGCTTGTCTCTGTGCGGGAAGTCTTCCGGCAGATCGTCCTTGTCATCACCGGCGTTCGGATTAAAGCCGGTCGGAGGAGCGGCCTCGCCCTTCACTTCGACCAGTCCACCTTTGGCGATCATCTGGAGGGTTTTCTTGCCAGCGCCTTCACCGACTGTCACCTTCTGGTCGCGCGTGACTTCGAGCTTAGTCTCGTCGTCGTAGAAGCTCGTGTTCTTATCCTTCAGTTCGTAGGTCTTCTCAGCCATCTCGGTTCCTCCGTCTGTCAGTTTGCATTGCGGGGTAGGCTTCAACGTCTCCGTCTAAATCCTTCCCCGCGCTTTCAATAAATAAATCTCACAGCGCCAGGTTAAGCAGCGTAGGCTTCCATCCACGCCGGGAAGCCTGCGCCGGAGAAGGCGACCGCACCATCCATCACAACGCGAGCGTTACGCTGCACGTTGGCGAAGCCCGAGATAATGGAAGCGTAGGTACCCGCAATCTGCTTTTGCACGATCCTGTCCGATTCCACCAGCAGCGGGCGGGCTGTGAGCTGCACGAGAGCCGAAGAAGGATCGACAAACACCATCTTCTGGCCGGGCACCTTCAGCGAGAGATACAAATCCTGCATCGTCGGCAGCGGCGTCCGGATGCGCGTGTTCAGCATGGAAGCTGCGCCCGGATACTGCGTCTTCAGGACTTCGGGCAGCATCAGGTAATCAAGCGACGTGGTGGCATTGCCGATGATGGCCGTCGAACTGCGTCCCAAGAGTCCCATCTGAATCCAGACACGCACGATGTCGCGGTAGGTGATGCCGTCGGTCGTGTCTTCGACGCCGATGACCGCAGCCGCTTCTGAACCGTCCGCCTGATCGCCATTGATGAGCGCGAGCACGGCGTCGCCGTTCAGCGTATGGCCGAGGATGCGACCGAAGTCCTCGAAGAACAGAGCGACCATGTCGAGGCTGTTGAACTCAATCGCCTCGTAGGTGATCTCGATTCCCTTGGCGCGCTTCCTGACAGTGACATCCTTCGAGCCGTAGGTGACGGTGCCGATCTCGATGGTCGCGCCCTCTTCACTTTCGGCCAGCGCGGCATCGGAAAGATCAAGGTGCGGCATCGTGACGGTCATATTGCCGATGGTGATCTCGCGGATGACGAGGTCGGGATAAAAGACCGACTGCACTGCACCGCGCATGATCGGATCCATGATGACTTCAGGGCTGACCCAGCGCGTGCCGCCCGCGCCGCCTTCGCTCGTGACGGGGCCGAAGGAGCGTTGCTGCATGGCCTTGAGCGCCTGCTGCATCTGCTCGCGCTGGGCGATGCCCATGCCGCGCAGCACGGCTTCGCGCATGATCTCGGGCAGGAGCCACGCCGTATCGTCGTCGCTCATCAGGGTGCGCACAGTTGTGAAGCTCGGATTGATGCCAAGTTCACTGAACAACATCTCAGGGGTTGCGCCTTTGTGGTTTTCGGCCAGATATTCGCGCAGCCCGATGTTGCGCGGCTGCTGCGAGTCCTGGCGCATGGCTTCCATCGCTCTGACGAATTGCCGGACTTTACCCTTCAGTCCATGAGTCGCGGTTTTTGTTGGGACACTCATCTTGTTTTGCTCCTTTGCGGTGTGTGTTTAGTCCCGACAGAGCCGCGCCCCGGCCCTCTGGACTGAAAAAGAAAGAAATTAGTAAGTCAGGACTTCGACGGTTGCGCCATCAGCGCCGCCCTTCCAGAAGATGCCGATGCAGCGACCTTCCGGGTCAGTGCCCTCGACAAACGTGGCCACGCGGTTCTCGCCGGTCGTGCCGTCCACGGCAGCCATCTTCGCCCGCGTGCCGGCAACGACGGCGCCGGAGGCCTTGACCTCAAGCAATTGATTGAAACGAGTCTCAATCGTGCCGCTACCGCTGGCCGTTCTGGAGGGCTTGAGCACGATCCCGATAGGAAGCGCATTCGCTGGCGCCTTATCCACCGTGTTGTTTCCGGTGATTGAGACGATGGTGTCTTTCGGCAGGAGTGCCGTGACAATCGTTGCCGGGACGTTCAGGGTTGAGCGATGCGCTCTCAGTTTTGCCATGTGCTTCTTCTCCTCGACTGATAAAGTCTGCTGACTTGATGAGCAAAGACTTGCTCGGGAAATTAATTAAAGATCGACCTGCCGCTCGGCATCGAAGGCGCGGCATAATCCTGCGTTTCTTCGCCGGGCGTCTCGACTGAAGACCTGCCGGAGACGTTCGTCGAGCCGCACGCCTGACAGGTGGGCTTGAACTTCGCCTCCGCCTTCTCGGCGTACATCTGCGTCAGGCCGGGAAGCTCAGACGCACCGGCTTTGGCAATGATGGTGGCGATAGGAGCTGGCAAAGTTCCATCCGTGCCAGCTTCAGCCAGCGTTGCCACGCGCAGGGCTTCAGCTCGTGCTCCATCGAGCAATGTGTCGCCAGCCTCGGCGCGCGCAGACAAACTCTCGACGGCACCAAGCACGATCCCCTCATCAACGTCATCGCCTGTGATTGCTTCAAGACCAAGTTTCTTTTTCTGTTCGGCTGTAAGTTTCACGACTGGTTTCTCCTTTGGCTTATCGACAGCGGCGCTGACGGTTGTGACTGGCGTTGGAATGGTGGACGGCGGCGGCGCAGTCGTAGTGGACGCGCTATTAGATTGGGTGGCAGAAAACTCATCGTCGTCGCTATCAATGTCTACCCCGCGCTTGGCGAGGCGATCTGCGCCCTGAGTGACGAGAGAGATTTCGTGATAGGCCTCGATCTTGTTGGCGACGAGGCGAACGATTGAGCCTTCGACTTCCTCGCCGAGCAGGTCCCAGAACTTTCGTTCTTTCTCCAATTCAGGGTGCGAGTAGTCGTAAGTGAAAACGACGGTGACGGAGACGCTGTGAATCGCTGGCGGCGTCATCAAGAGACCGCGCGCGATCAGCGGGTTGACCTTCCAGTCAATCTTCAGTTCCGCGTTGATTCCCGGAACGCCTTCAGAGAACTGTCCGGCCTGATCCCACAAAGATTGATTGACCGCTCCGAGCCAGCCTTCGATTTTCTCGTTATCGTGGTTTGGATAAACTGTCTGGCCTTCCAGGAGCGGAACTGAAGCCTTGAGCACGTCGGCAGGGAACTCGACCCAGTAGCCGGGGATAATGACGGCGGAGAGCGCGCGGAAGAGCGGGTAGATGTAATCCGTATCCTTCGGCGTGATGTCTTCGACGGTCTCGAACTTCGGTCCGCGGTCGGCTTCCACTTTGACGTTAGTGTCGAAGAACGAACGGACAGCCTGCTCGTCGGCAAACTTCTCTGAGGCAGCCGCCACCATGATGTCCGCCATGACCGGCGACGGATTGACGCCGAAGATGCCGCTCATCGCCAACTGGAAGTTGACGCTCGCCTGCCGCTTGCTGTGGCTCAGGATTAGGATTCGAGGTTTTGTCATTAAGCGTTCTTCGCGTCTTCGGGCTTCAATGCGAGACATTCCTCGCAGGTCACGTCCGGCCAGCGCCGTGAGTAAACATGACCGCGCGGCCACGTCATCGGAGAGCCATGATCCGCCGACATCGAGCAGGCGGATTTGCCGCCTTCATAATGGTGAACTGACTTTGTTTCCAGCTTCTCGAATTCTTGAGTGCCGGGTTGGTCGCTTGGCATTATTTCCCCTTGCTGCTTCCCATGCTCACACCGAGCATCCGGCCTGTCGTCCGCAGCGTGCGCGTTCTGGGCGCGGTCGCGGGCTTCTCGAACTTCTTTCCACAGCTTGAGCAGGCGCGACGTTCAACGTCTGACGCGGTGAGCGTCGCGCTGCACTTCGGGCAGAAGTTCTGGCTGGCTGATGCTGCGGTGTGACTCATGCGGATCGTTTTAGTCTCAAGTAAAGGGTGCGCGGTGGAGATTTTTGTTTACGAGATGGGTCAACAGTTGAGCGGCGGGTCGGCTTGTCCTCGGAAGCGATTCATCAGGAGCTTCAAAGGAACTTTTCGAGCGCGGCTCACAAAGGTGTAGGCGGAAACAGCACGGATCGGCGGCAACGGCACGCGCCTCGTGGCGACCAGTGGCGGCCTGATGAAGCCGATACTTTCGCTGATAGTAGTTTTGCTCTCGTGATTGGCCGTGAGAGTGTCGGCGTGCCTTAACTTGAAGTCTGCCTGCTGTGACGTGGCAGTGACGGTTGTGACGGCCTGCTCAGCCGCGAGAGCTGGATACTTGTTGCTGGCGCGGGTGTTCGCCAAGCCGGGCGCAGAGAGCGCGAAGCTCACAAGGGCCAATGCCACCAGCGCCAGCACGAACCTGGGAAAAGAATTGATCTTCATCGAGTCTCCTCAGAGTCGAAAGGGTTGGAGTTAAAGGCGGGTGGTAACAGGTACGCCCCGCGAAACTTTCGAAGGCCGGATGCCTTCTCCGTTCAACGGGGCGTATTATGGGGTTAAAAGATGGGCTTATGTGGTGAGCAACACCGTGAGCAACACCGGACAACTATTTCGCCCATTGGGAAAACAGGAGGTATGATTAGACCGAAGGGTTCGGTATTTGACCCTTATTTGACTACTTAGACCGCAGTCGGACTAAATGGCTTAGACAGAATGGTTCGGTCTAGTTAGCGTTATGCTGCTTCGAGTGATAGAGATGGCAAGAAGGGTAGCTGATGCCAGCTATGATTACAAAAGCCTCTGACGTGAAACACATCATAAAGGAGGCTATCTATGACCCACAGGAATCTTTCCCGGCAATAATGGAACTAGCCTGTAGCGTAGATTGGAAGGAGCGTGAGGTCGCAGCAACCATCCTTGTTGAAGTCAGCAAGAAGAAGCCCGACGACATTGTCAAAGAGATGATCCTTTGGGCTGGCCACCCTGACCCGAACGTGAGGAGAGCCGCGAGCGAAGGCTTAAGAGGCGTGGCGCGCAGGAATCCAGAGCTGGTGTTGCCTGTGCTCACGAAGCTGAAAGACGATGCTAATACCTATGTTAAAAAGTCAGTCGCTAATGTCATGCGAAACGCGGGCAATTACCATCCCGAATTTGTATTCAAGATTTGCGAAGAGTGGGCTGGCCAAGCGAGTCCTCATACCGTTTGGATCATCAAAGACAGCCTAAGAAAGCTCAAGGAAAAGTATTCGGAGAGAGTAGCAGAGATAATTGCTTCGTCCAGTCCACGCGCAGCATAA